AAATTTTAGAAAATCAATAGTTATGGAATGTAGGGGTAGACACAGTGAGAAGCCAATTGAAGTGATGAAAAGAATAAGTGGAATGTATCCTTCTCTTTCCAAAATTGAATTGTTTGCAAGACGAAAGATGAAAGGTTGGGATGTTTGGGGGGATCAAGTTGAAAGTGATGTGAAACTTGATGTTGACACACATCGTTATGGAAGTAATGGAGACAAATTATGAAGAAGAAAATAAAGAAAAAGAAATCGATGCGTCCTATTATAACTGATGGAGACTTTTCTAAAGTCAGTAATGGATTGTCTGGTAATAGGGTGTTTGTTTCTATGGCAAAGACTATTAATATGGGAAATTATGAAAGTCTTCGAGTAGAATTTGGTATAGGTAGAACGGTGTTGGAAGGTCAACCCTTTAACTCCACAACGGAATTTTGTAAGGATGAGGCTGAGCAAAATTTGATTGAAATGATAGAAGTTGTAAAATCTAAATTCAGGTAAACAATTAATTAGGATTACTTTTTCAGAAAGGGTAATGTCATGATTGACAAGAAAGAGGTTTTAAGACAGACCGAGGAAGCGGCTCAGCGTTCTGGTCGTTTTAGGTATCTTAAGAAGAACGCGACAACAAATCTGCGAATTTTCGAATATAAAAATAGGGACGGTAACACGGTCTTCGCGCAGACGTTAACTGAACACCGTCGAAAGGATGCTGGTGGAAAGGGACTCGGAATTTGTAGACAGGACGTGCTTGGTGAACCATGCGCAATTTGTGCAGCAGGTGCTTTGGCAGCAGAAACTCAGGAATCTCCGTTCAAAAAGGGAACGCGATATATCATCAATGCAATAGATATAGACAACGAGCCTGGTAATGTTAGGTTGTGGATAGTTCCAACTTCCGTATTCGACGATATAGCCGGTTATGCTCTTGACGATGAATGGTCTGATATATTTGAACCTAAAACTGGTTATGGATTTGCCATCACTAAATCGGGACAAGGACTGGATACCAGGTACAGTACAAAGGTTCACCGCAAACCACATCCCGTCGGTAAGGACATCATAAACCAAGTCAAGGATCCTATGGACGAAATTAGGGATCCTGGTCTTGCTGCTCAGTGCGCTGAGCTTGACCTCGATATAAGTGACCTGTTCAATGCTGATGAATTGGAAAAGTTTGAACATGAAAACAAGAAATCTTCTATTAAAGGTGGTAGTAAGAAAACCAAGAAGTCGTCCAAGAAGTCGTCCAAGAAGTCGTCCAAACTTGGTAAACCAGCATTTAGCATAGGTCAACCTGTCAAATATCATGACGAAGACAGCGTATGTCACGTTACTGAAATTGATGGTGATAACTGTACTATCGAGGATGTTGATGGTAAAGAGTTTGATGTTGAAATGACTGATCTTACCACTGTCGATGAGGAATCACCAGAAGAACAGGACCCGGAAGTTGGTGATAGGGTTATGGCTGTAATTGATGGTGAAACCTATGCTGGTGAAATAACAAAGTTCAAGGGTAACACTGCTACAGTAAAGTTTGACGATGGTGATATACTCGAACTTAATGTCGACGACTTAATGAAGGAAGACAACATCCCTTTTGAGGGTGATGGTGACAGCAAAAATGAAGCTGACACCCCCAAGTGTTTTGGTGACCCAAACTTATTCGACGAAACAGACGCCGAATGTAAAAATTGTTCATATTTCAACGAGTGTAGCGGTAATGTTGAACTGAATGTTGCCGGTGTCGGCAATAACAGAACTCCAGCCACCAAATCGAAAGGCAAAAGAAACTCGGATGATGTAGTTGCAGCCATTATGGGTGGATAGATTTTCCTGAGTAAACTGATGGACTGAGTGGCTTGTGGCTGAGCTTTCCTTACGGATGAGGAACTTTAAGGATAAAGGCTCAGTCTACAGTTTTATAAAATTTGAAAACTGAATATGTCAGCAGGGATGGGAACCGTGAATGAAGCGTATATTCAAGGAGTCCCAGTCCTATCTTGAACCCGTCCCGGCTGGCACCTTTTAAAAAAGAAAGGATGTTATTATGATTCAAGAAGGTAAGGCTAATGTAATTATTGGGGGTCAATGGGGTTCTGAGGGTAAGGGTAAATTAGCTGGTTATCTTTATCATAAATATCCAGAAATTTCAGTTGCCGTCTCAGACTTTACACCCAACACCGGACATACGTTTATTGAAGATGATGATCGTAAGTATGTGTCCAAGATTCTTCCAATAGGCTTGTTGTTCGAGACGGTACAACATGTGATTATTGGACCCCACGCCGTAATTGATGTAGATGGGTTTAATAAAGAACTGGTTGATTTTCAACGAACTCATCCATCCACCAGTATTTGGATTCACCCATTAGCTTCGGTGCTGACTGCAAAGAATGTAGCCGATGAAAGTAGAAACTTAGACCACATTTCGAGTACGATGCAGGGGAGTGCTGCTGCTGCGATAGGTAAAATAATGCGTAACCCAAAAGATGTCACGGCTGTTAAACTTGCAAGGGATTGTGACGCTTTTCGAGGTATGATTTGTGACACACAATCCTTAATGCAGGACCTTCTTAGCCAAGGTCGAACAGCCCTAATTGAGACTGGACAGGGATTTGATCTTGGTCTTAACAATGGTTGGTTTTGGCCCTATGTAACCGGTCGTGATGTAATGCTTGGTAGAATACTTGATAGTGCTGGTGTTCATCCCAGTCAACTCGGTTCAGTTGTAGCTGCCCTACGAACTTACCCAATTCGGGTTGGTAGCACCGAGGATGGTTACAGCGGTGGTTGTCATCAAGATCAACACGAATTGAGTTGGGATACAGTTAGTAATGGACTTGAACATGATGTCTGTGAATACACCACTGTAACCAAACGTTTACGTAGGGTATTTTCATGGAGTGATCTTCAAACTAAAAGGATGCTGAAAATAGTTAAACCTGATTTTGCATTTCTTAACTACATTAATTATATACCAGTCGAAAGAATACATCAAGTAACAATGCGCATCCTAAATCTACTTGCGCAGAATGGTTGTGCCTTACGGTTACTTGGAACCGGCCCAAAACAGGGTGATATGGAGGAAATTCAACCAGCATCAAAAGATGAGGAATAAAATAATGGAAAACACAAACGCGTTGACTAAGGTAATTGGGGTGTGTGGTCTTGGTTGTGTTGGTAAAACCCACTATTGTAGACAACTGTTGCGCGATTATAAAGAAAAGAAGTGGCCAAGACCGATAGTATTGTCGTTGGGTAAGTTTTTTAGGGAAACTCTTGGTCCAAACTTCTTCGTGCATCTTGACAGTCCTGCTGCACCGGCTGTAACTGAGCATTGGGTTCACAACATGGTTTATTTTTCAATAGATATGGCTTACACGCATGGATGTGATGTTATTCTTGATGGATTTCCTCGTACTGCTTTACAGCTTGAATGGTTATTGCTTAGTTCATCTGCATCAAAATATAATTTACCTATTACTTTACGTTTTCTATCAACATTTAGTAAAGAAGAATATAGTCACAGAGTTGATTTGAGGTGTAAAGAGTCAAATTTGGATGAAACAGAATTGTTGGGAAAAAGATTGTCCAAAGATGCCGCTTTATTAAGTGGCCTACTTACTGCAGCTAAGAGAACGGTTGGTAATAAAAATTATTTGGAAATTGAGGAGATTGAATATTAATGCGCTGGATAAAAGTTAAATACAACAACAACGAAGTGGCTAAATTGGCGCCACTTCAACGAAAATTGGAAGGTGATGCTGGTTTTGATTTATATAACGCATCTAATTCAACATTGACGGTCGCTCCATTTAAGAGTGTAATGGTTCCTGCTGGTATAAAAATTAAACTACCAGATGATTGTTGTGCCCTTGTGTATCCACGTAGTTCCACCTTTAGAAAAAAAGGTTTGTTTGTTGTACCTGGTCTTATTGATGCTGGTTATACTGGAGAAATTTTTACTAATGTTTGGCATCCAAACCTTGATGAAATTGATAGACCTATATTAATTGAACCTTGGGAAAGACTTAGCCAACTTCTTGTAATGCCAATTGTAGGGTTAATTGTTAAAGAAGTTGCAGAACTACCAAAAACTGAAAGAGGTGATAGAGGATTCGGTTCGACTGGTGATTAATGGAGCATTTGAAATATGAATTTGGACCTGAATTTGAACAGCAAGTGCTTAATGTTATAATTCTTGATGAATCGTTTGTTCCAAACTTTAGGAGTATTATTGATCCAGATGCATTTCAGTCTGAAAATAATAGTTATCTTGTCCGTACTATTTTATCTTATTATAATGAGTATAACAAAATACCTGCCGTTACCACCTTGACGGACTTGATACGACTTGGTACGTACAGGGATAAGGGAGGTGCAATAGAATACATTGAAAACATTTCTCCCATTTCCGACCGAGAATACGTACAAAATCGATTAATATCATGGGCTAAATGGTCTGCAATTGATGAAGTTTTGCAGTCACATAATAGCGATCTTCCAAGAGAGTTTGCCAGTAGAATTGAATCAGCGTCCCGTATTGGTGATGAATTACTTCTCAATCACACTAAATTGGATATTGATGTTGAGAATGAAGATGTTAAAGGACCAATAATACCAACTCCTTGGGCGTGGCTTAATAATGAACTTGATGGTGGTCCTGAACTTGGTGATTTGGCAGTTATTCTTACAGTAATAAGTGGTGGTAAAACTACGGCGTTAGTTAATATAACGCGCCATGCCCTTTCTCTTGGCAAGTTTGTGGTTTATTTTACATTTGAGGATGGTGAAAGAAAAATTAAACGTC